TCCAAGTGACTGTAATTCTGTCGCTGTTGTTGAGATACTCGTAGAGATCGTCGTGTAGATGTTGTGTAGTGTTTGTTTCAAATGTAACATTTTTTAAATCCTTCATACGTGGATGTTCAAACAGCTCTACGTAAAGCCGTTGCCACGCTAACAACGGTTCACCGCCTGTCATGATCAAGTGTACATCTTGACCATTGTCTTGTACCCACTTACCATTTGGAGTGAGCGATAGCAAGTGTTCGACTACTTCGTCTACAGTTGCTTGTTTATTAAAGTGTTTAAACTCTGGATAGATACTTGCATATGTATCACAACCTGTATGTATAATAGGCAAGTCGTTAAACTCTTTAGTTGTTTCATGCACGCCTGCGTCAAGTAATCCTTGTACTTCAGCATTGTGAATAATGCCTGCTTTTTGCTTTACATCACGCATTGGTTCGTTCTTTAAACCAAAGTTCATACAACGAAAGTTACACCCGAAGGTGCGTAGAAATACACTAGGTACTCCTACAAACTTGCCTTCACCTTGTACGCTATAAAACGCTTCTGAATATCTAAGTTTCATTTATCTCTCCGTATATTTCCTGTGCAAATTTATTATGTGCTTCTTTACCTGGATGCAATTTATCTACTGCTCTAGGCATACCATGTTTAATTGTACGAAAATTAGTGTGTAATATTGTAGCATTGCTAGGTCTGTCTATTGTATCTTTTCTAAACAGCATATTATAATGTTTTATACCTTTATTATTTAAGTAATAACTACAATGTTCTATTCTTAAATTAGAATCAATAGCTTGATCTACTTCATTAAACAAGTGTTTGTAGTACATCTTAGAAGGCTTAGATGTAACCCAGTGTCCGATTTGGCTAACTGTATGGTCTTTATTAATTATACAATGTCTTTCATTAGTAGACCACAAAATAAAAACTAAATCAGTTGACTGGAAATTATAATCAATTATTTTATACCACGTTTGTTTATTACTAGCACCCGGTTGTCCTTCATTTACACATTCTAGATTTAATTTATCTGCTAATAGCTGTGGCCACGCTAACTTACTTGCTGTAGGCCCAGGCTGCATATATTCATTTACACAATCTTCAAGGCCATGACCGTATGTATAACTGCACCCAAATGCTACTACTCTCATTTGTTTAACATCCTTGCACAAGTTAGGAATGAATTCTCTTCAAGACAATCACTCCAGATATGATTTAAATAAAATCCTACACCTACAATAAAGATAATTGCGGCTGCACTATAAATTAATTTCTCAATCATTAGCAACTAAACTCTTGTTGTAGCTTAATGTTGTCAAAGAATTCTTTCTTTGTACCAGGATCGTCTTTGAATGAACCCTTTAGCACAGTTGTCTGTGTAAGACTGCTATGTGCCATAATGCCACGATTCTCACAACAGCCGTGTGTTGCTTGAATGTACACACCTAAGTGTTCTGCGCCAGTTGAGTAAGCAATCTCACGTGCAATATCATTTGCAAGTTCTTCTTGCAGTGTGCCACGTCTTGCACACCACTGTGCAATACGTGTGTACTTAGATAGTCCAATAAGTTTGTCTGCGGCAATAATACCAATGTATGCAACACCGCTTACTGGCTGGTGATGGTGACTACACATGCTCTTTAGTTCTGAACGCACTACAAGCATACCTTCATAGCGATCTTCGCTGTCATTAGGAAATGCAGTTGCATCTGGACGATAGTCATAACGTCCTGCCATAATCTCATTAAAGTACATTTTAGCCAGTCGACGTGCTGTGCCTTTTGAATTAGGATCAGTATGTCTATCAATTACTAGTGTGTCTAGTACAGTTTCAAACGCCTCTGTAGCTTCGTTGATAAGTTGTTCTTTGTCGCCGTCTTGTAGTAAGCGAGCAATGTTGTCGCCGGCCCAGTAACGCTTGTCTGCGTTCTTACAGCGTTCGATAATTTCTTCGTATTTTTTCATTTGTTTCTCCGAGTTATAGACGAGGATGTCTACATTGTTTATAGTAACATTATTTAGGCAATTTGTCAACTAAAATGTACGTTTAACATTTCAATACGATCGGTTGCTGCTGCCATTTTATCAAGTTCTTCTTGAATAGCTTCTACAATGTCACTGTGTTCACCAATACCTACACTGTGATTCATGTATACCAAGATGTTTGTTTTTGCTCTTTCGAGTTCTCCTTCGGCATGCATTCGTGCTGCTTTTACTAATTGTTCTTTCATAGCATTTCCTTTCTTAATATTGTGCTATATTTTCCCAAGGATATACTAACCATACATCCTCTTCTGCTTTGTTAATTTCGTGGCAAGTATATCGTACTTGACTAAAGTCGCTTGCTAAGTTGTCTGTTAGTGTAGCAAAGCGAACATTGTTATTCCAAACATTATCCCATTCAGAACTATCAGGTAAACAACTTGCAGGCCAGTCTTGTTTAATCCAATTAAACGTAGCACCAGTATCATTGATGTCATCTACAATAAGAATATTTTTTCTGCTAATAGGAAGATCTACAATAGGTTCTCCTGCACTAGCACTAATGTCTGCATTGTGTTCTAAAATTTTATAGTGTTCGTATCCAAATGCATCTTCAGCCATCCAACAGTTGCTTTCGCTTTCACTGTCATCATCACGTAAACTTACTTTAAGTGCTTCACAGCGGATGCCTGTCATGTTACTAATAATAGTGGCAGGAATATTGCCGCCTCTAGTAATGCCCACAATGTAGTCAGGACGCCAATTGTCCTTGTACATTTGATTTACAATGCTAACACACATACGTTCGACGTCAGTCCAGCTATAATAATGTTTTTTAATCATCTTTATGTTTACCTTTGTAATCTTGTTCTACTAATTTGTAGACAGTTTTAAAATTTTCATATGCTTTTGCAAGTGCAGGATACTCTTCACACATATTAGTCACAGTGTCAATATCTGGTAACGTTTCAGACCATAGTGTAGGTGTAATTATAATACTATCAAATTCAAAATCTGTATCAACTGTTATAGTCTGAGTTGTATCAATCGTAAGCCAATCTGTATTAATCTCAGATACACAAAAAGGATAATCTGTATTTTCTACTGTTGAATCAATAGTAACTGTGGTCATATTAGACAAATCAATTGTATATTCATTGTTATCCTTTGATTGCGTCATACAATGCTGCTCCGCTAAAAAATTCTTTGTTTAGTTTAGTACGTTGCTTTTCTAAAGACACTTGTAAATCATCATAATTTTCCATATAGTTTACAATTTGTGCAACTACTTTATCTCTATTATGTAAGTACAGCCATTTCACTGTAACTAAGTCTATCAGGCACCATAGGAATAGCATCAACTAATGCACCTTCGTACCAACTAATACCAAGTGTTTCTTGTAGGTTAGCTGAGAATACAATCTTAGCTTCGCCTAGTAGGTTATGATATTCATTCTTTGAAAGTTGTTGATCTTGACACACAACAAACTCATATTGCGGCAAACGCTGTGCTAAGTCTCTAAAGATTTCAACTTGCTTCTCGGGAGCAACACGATGTGGAAACAAGATTAAGTCTCGCTTTTCCATACCTTTGTAGCTAGTTAGGCTATCTTTAAGATACTCCATAGGCCAGCCAACTCTAATTGCTTTGTCCATATCAACATCATAATTGTCCATCATAGTGTCTGTAAATAAGTCAATATGGAATTCGCTTGCAAAAAAGTTATCATCATAACATTCATACATTGACATTTCGGCATGTCTTACCCAAGGCTTGTCACCTATAAGTCTACCCAGGAAGTCATGTGGGTCATAGCTACCGGCATGCCAGAGGCCACCAATGCTAATATCAACACCCAATAACTCTGCCATGTAGCGTAGTTGTATAACTGTAGGGTTCCAGGCATCAGTATATAAAAAATAATCGCCGTCTTTGACTTTGCCATTGCAGAACATTTCTCCAATAGTTTCAAGTTGCTTTGATTTGTATACATTAGTACCACCAAAGTTGAGAAAAGCCCCAGGCGTAGTTGCCTGAGGCGTTTCCCCTCCACTAATAACTTTTACGTTTTCATTTGTAGCTCGTTGCAGTTGTTTTGGAAGATACTCTTTCCACTGTTTAGTATAACGTGTATCTACTGCTTCAATATCTACAATATAAATTGTCATTAGTTTCTCCGTTGTTGAAACGGCTTATTTCCATTTCGGGCCTTAGCACGAATCCATCCTTGGTATTTTTGATATGCAATCCAAACTGGTGCTTCTTTCTTATACATATCTGCTTCATTAAATACTTTGCCTTCAAAACGACAAAAGTCACGAAATTTTTCCAAGTCGTCGAACACTCTACGAACAACAGGATCTTTAATAGACATTTACCTATTCCTTCTTACTATGGGTAAACAATTTGACAGCCGTTTTCGCCATCTTCGGCGACATCAATAACAACAAAGCGGCTGGGATACTTTGCGTTAATCTGTAAATACAAGTCATCTGCAATCATTTCGCATGACTTGTGGTCTAGTTGCAGGATATCGCCTGCATACAATGATTCCAACCAACGCTTAAACTGGATAAATTCAATGTCTCGATCGTTGTGTGTTACTTGGATCTGCACTTTAAAATGGAACATATGACGATGCGGGTATCCTAGAAAACTCACATCGTACTCGTCACCTGTTGCTAGTGCAGGATCGTCTAGTGCAGCTGGATATGCGTGAATACCTTCTTTTCTAAAAGTTACCCAAATGCTACGTTTAGCTTTATTTAATGCACTGCTTTGTGCCATTTTAGCATCTTCCTCTCTTGATCTACGCATCATATAGTCGTAGTATGGTTCATTTACTGTATTCATTATACTATCACTTTAGAACTTTGTCAAGGCCATATTTGCTCCAATCCGTAAATTTATTACGGTCCATCAAATCATGTAGGCTATGGCACCAGACGCCTGGGTTAGTTGCCTTAAAGTCTTTATCATCAATCTTCAACATAGTGTTGTAGTTCCACAATTTAGCATAAGGCAATGGAATGCGCAGTTGTGGAATAAAGTTATCATATTCAATTAATCCTGATTCTAAAAATGCTTCTGCAAGTGTAATAGGAATATCTAAACTACACAGTTTGCCAGCAGTTAGAAATGCTGTGATCATATTTTCCCAAGGTGTCCATTCATCAGCATCTTTAGGAAAGTTTGTTCCTGGATTAAAACTATGATTAGCACCAAAAAAGATGTGTTCGCATTGTTCTTCATCGTAATGCTTTTGAATAACATCACAAGGTTGTACACCTGTAACAAACAATGTTTTCATTCCATATGCAGGAGTCTTTTCAACTTCTACGCCTGTAAAAAATATCGGTGTATCACTTACACCACTTTCATAATCACGTTTCATATTAGTCTCCAAAGTCAAATAATTTTGATCTATCTGCATGTGCTATATGTTCCATCTTATCCATAATACCTGGTGTAATACGGAACTGATAATAACCATTGTTTTGCATTTCTAAGTAAGCCCATTTATCTACGCCACGAATATAGTCTAACAAATCGCCTTGGTGAAGAACGCCTCGACAATGTTGCCATGCTTGTTCTAACTTTTTTTGAATTGTATCGCAAGTAAAGTCATACAACTGTGCGCTTACAACAACATTATCACCTGTAAGCTCATTTACTTTATGATATATTCTCAGTTGACGTTGTACTTTATCACGGATATTACTTTTGTGCCATTGAGTATGTAGAATATCTTGTGGTAACATTGCGCCTACTGTGTGTCCGCTAGTACTACCCCATTTACGGGTTTTTAGTTCAGCGCCAACTTCTGGCAAGTCAATACCTTTTCCTCTGTTTACTGTCCATCCCAAGCTCTCAAGTTTGTCTTCTGCCCATAAACCGATATTACCATCACGTTCTTCCATAGGAATAATAGTGCCGGGTTCAATTATGTTTTTTAGTCCGGTTAACTTTAACGTCATCATAGTTCCTTTAATTCTGTTTCTAGTCTGTGTATTTCATCTTTAAGCCAAAGTTTCTTAGTTTTCAAAACATTAATTTCATGATCATCTACAAAACTATTATACAACAATTTTATTTCTTCGTCAAGTTTTCTATGCTTTTTATATAATTCTTGTAAATGTACAGCAAGTTTATCATGTTGATCTGTATAATCACTCATCCAAATAGCTCTCCAAATTTAGTTTGTGCGTTTACTGTTTTCTTTCCGATAGCACCTCTTGTACCTGGTATGCTCATCCAAAATTTTGAATATTCATCAATTCTTTTTAGTGCATCGTCTTTGTTTTTAATAGAAAATATATCTTCAATGACATCTTTAAAATAAAGTCTGTCATGTTTTTCTTGTACAAGCATTCTAGGCACAATACCGTTGTCGTATTGTCTATTAGCTTCTTGTACAGCATTAATATGACTCCATACATTGTGACCCATTTGAATAGCATAACTAAAACTATCCCATGATGTCTTTCCTTCTTTGCCTATTTTATTTAGGTCTCCGGGAGCATATGTACAAACGTCTGATACTTTGAGTCCGGTAGTAATCGGACTGTCTTCAAAGTTTTTAAATATCCCATCTTGTATAACAGCATCTCTAAATCCACGGTTGTCTGTAGCATATTTTTTATCGTCAACGCTCGGCACCATTCGATATGTCCATTTCGTACGATCCGCTGTTTCGTTCTGTATGTATATCTGTCCATTTGCGGTTGCGAGGAAAGGACTAGCACAGTCAAAGGTAATAGTAAAGTTTTCATTGTAATTCTTTCGTACTGCACGTTGAACATCTGTTAACAATGTAGCCCATTCTAGTTTAGAAGTACCTAGGAAGTGCATTACATCGTGTACGCCCTTTTGTAATAGGTTATCAAAGTATAGTGTAACTATGCGTTTGAGTACCAAGTGTACATCACACATATTCTGACCACCCATTGACCACCCATTAAAGTGATTGTCAGGATACTTAACTGGATCGCAATAGTCTTTCATCTGCTCGTACCAGTCATCTGCGTCTGCGTGATTCTCACCTTGCAATACGTTAAGGAACTTACAAGCACCTGTTCTATGCTTCATCCAATATTCGTTATTGTATTTTGTTGCTTCAACAGCATCTTGATATTCACTAATACCTGTCGCCAATGCTCCAGCAGGAGAGCGTGATACCCATGCTGGAATATCAAGGATCATTCCGTAGTCTGCATAAGCATCCATCCATCTTAAGACAGCATCACGTTTCTTTTGCGCCATATCTAATCTAGATTGATATTCCTTTACAAGATCAACTGTAACAGTTTTTGTTACTTCTTTGCCGTTCTTGTCTGTAGTAGTTACAACACGTTCTTCTGTACCACGTGCTACACAGTCTGCCATCTTGTCTTTAACAAACTGACTAGTAGGATCTTTCCACTCGCCTTCCCAAACACCCTTACCAATCTGGAAGCCGCCTGAGTCACCTAGTAACCAAGAGTTTTCTCTATCTCTATTACGAATCATGTCTTCTTTAGGTACATGCTTAGTTGTATCTAAGTCAGCGTGACCTGCAGAGTAGAGCGTCCACTTGTATGTGAACGCTCCTTCTTTGGAGTTAAGATAATTAAGACTTTCTATACCATTAACAAAATTGCTAGGGATTCGTAACTTATCCACATACTCGTCGTATCGTTGTTTACCTACATAAGTTGCATAAAAGCCACTTAGTGCAGGTAAAAACCGTGCATAATCATTTTGTTCTGCGGTTAAGTCTTTATGCATATTCTATTTGCTCTGCGCTGGTAAAATATAATCGTAAGTAGCTAATCCTGAATTTAAACTAATTTTCATTGCACCTTGATCTGAAATACTCATAGTTGCATCACCAATTAATCCAAGTATTGCTTGTACTTGTGCTACAGGCCAACTCCAAGTATGTTGTAATGAACCTTCTACTGCATTTTGGAATACAAACTCACCTGCGTGTGTACTTGCATCACCGAAGCTAAACACTAGATCAGTTGTACCACCTGTTGCTTTAGTTGTTACATTAAATGTAGGCTCTTCTGAATGTGCAGCACTTTGTAATTTCATACGTGAAATAGCTTCCATACTCGGATTAAATTCAACATTCCAGTTAGCACCTTTGAACTTAACAGTTTTTAGTTTTTCTTCAATAATTGCTTTATTCATAAAGCGATAATCGTTCTGGAAGTCACCTGCTGCATTTTCAAAGTGAATATGAGTTGGAATAGTTTCGCCGTTACGTTCTGCTTGTACAACATCAATCTTAGCATCTTTTTGATACTCAGGATTCTTTAGATGTAATGCCAACTTGTCTAAGTTAGGCATACCAAATGTGCCTGTAAACTCTGCTACTGCTGTATTTGTTTCTGCGCTAAGGATAACACTTCGATCATCTGCCATTGAATCAATTGTAGTGCCGCCTTCGTTGCTAACTTTTACTAAACTAAGAAAGCCTAGTGAATGTGTATGTGCAACAATGTCCTGTAAAATATCTTTCATATGTTTTCTCCTATTTCAAGTTTTATTATATTGCCTTTATTGACATTTGTCAAGTAGTTTTCTACTGAGTATTTAGGTTTAAATCCTAAGGTCTTAATTTTTTCCATATTAGCACAAGTCCAATTACGTTCATATGGTGTATTTAGGCGGACAGGAAGATCTGGAGCAAAGTCTGATACTTTAAATGGGTGTCCAGATCCGATATCAATAGTGCCTGTATACTTACTATTCATACATAGTTGTATTGCATTACATAAATCTTCAATATGTATAAAGTCTCTGTAATGCGTTGTGGTATATTCTAGCTCACTATCTATGAGCTTTTGTAAAAACATACCCTTTCTTGGTGTACTAGAATATACTGTGTGGAACCGCATACCTAACATATTGTGATATCGTGCGGCTGCTTCTTCTACAACATACTTACTTGCAGCATATGGGTTTAAATCGGGCTCATAGGCGCTACTAGAGCTTGCGTAAAGCACTCTTGTATCAGGATAGCGGGCAAACAAGCGTTTACTTACTTCTACGTTATTACGCCAATATCCTGCAGGATCGTTAATACTTTCACGTACTCCGCTTTTGCCCGCTAAATGTATAATTAAATCAAATTCTTCTTTAAGGTCGATATTGTATAGATCTTGTCCGTCTTGTAAATCAAATCCAACTACACTATGTTTTTTGGTTAGTTTGCGTAACAAATGACTTCCAATAAATCCTCTATGACCTGTTAGCATTATACGCATTTTAGTTTCTCCCAAGTATCTTTCCAGTCAGACACTTCAACAGCAAATCCTAAATCGTTATCTATTATTACTTTCTTTAATGGATAATCGTTACCTTGTGGATCCATTCTATCACCATAAAAATATAATACATCGTTTGGATCAAAGTCGTTTATAATTTGACTTTTATCAGCCCCTTTGGGACTAATATCAATGCCAGTTTCTCCACCTGGTCTTGCAATTAGTTCTGAAAATTCTAAATTAAATAACTCTGCAATATAGTTGCGCTCATTACTTGCTATGTCGTGCTTTACATATAATTTGCGTTCACTTATTGTAGCATTACGCCCTACAATACTAAAGTTTACCATACCTGATCGTTCTTCGATGTGTAGTCCTGTACGCAAAGGAAAACTACTTTCTTCTAGTTTATCTTCCAACCATGATTTAACATGCATAGGAATTTTCCATTCGTCTGCTTTAATTTGTCTACTGCCTTCCCATACTTCACTACCTGAACAGTTGTATACACGTTTAGCCATACCATAAATTACGTTGCCTATCTGTTCAACTGTTTTAGGTTTGTCACTACCTGTAACAAGATAAACATGATTTAGTGTACAAAAGTCAAAGAAGAACTGTGAAAACTTTTCGTCCATCTTTCCTCGACTTGGTGTTAGTGTTCCGTCCACATCAAATATAAATTTATTCACAAACTCTTCTCCGAAGATCACTTGAACTAAAACGGTGATCTCTTTTATTAAAGTGCAAATCAATATCACGTTTACGACAGATATCTTTGCCTGTAAAATCTTTGTCGCGATATTCTTCTCCCAGTATGCGTACATCAATTGGATACATAGCAAGGATGTCTTCTAAATCTTCCTCAGTGCCGTATGGGATAATTTCATCTACATACTCGACACCTTTTAATTGGGTATAGCGTTCTACTACAGTTTGTATAGGAGCGTTCTTTTCTTTTCTGTCTACACTAGGATCCACTTGTAATCCACAAATGAGATAATCACATTGCTCTTTTGCTTCACGCAACATAATTATGTGTCCAGCATGTAATAAATCAAAAGTACTACAAGTAAATCCTACTTTCATATTAATCTCCTATAAAGTAAGTGCATTAAGGGTTTTTTCATCACCTAACTTACCTTTAACAAAAACATTAAAACTTATACTAATACGAGAATCGTCAGTTGTAATACTAGGAACACTGTGTCGTAAACTAGACGGAAATAATAGCAATTGATTTTTAATTGCAGGTAACCACCAAGAATCACTGTTGTATATATTAAACGATGTAGGCGGTAGTTCAATGGTATCTTGGCGGTAGTCTGTAAAACTAATCTTATCATTATCAGAACATTTTACATAAAATACTCCACTTATAATGCTATTACTATGTTTGTGTGGGTAATGATAACCTCCGTCGTAGGTAAAATTAGCCCAACTTTGTGTAATATAAGGGATAGTCTCTGTTGAAGCGCAAATTATGTTATCAAAATATTCTTGAACAAATACTTGAATCTTATCTTTGAAACTACTCAGTTGATCATTAGATAGTATATAGTGATCATTAGTTGTATAGTTGCCGACGTTTTTCCTTAGATTAGTATCTAGCGATTCTATATATTCAATTTCTTCAAAACTTAAAGGATCCATCTGTATAGAAACAACTGGTCTAGGAAAAAGATTATGTACTTCTAACATTTTAAACTCCAAAGTCAAACAAACTAGTAAACGTGTTGTGTCTCTTAGTATCCTCAAGTGGATAGTTAAGCACACCGATCAAGTTGTCTAACTTATTATCAATAATTGTTTCTGCCATTGCTGCATCATCAAACGGCAGTTCTTTGAACCACTCTGGAATACGCAGCTCATCTGTTGGATACGCAACACTTGTAAATCCTAGCGGGTTCTGTTTTAGTTTACAAACAATAACTTTCATACCGTCTACAATTTCTTGCGAGTATTTGTCTCCGTTCATACGTTTAAGCGTATTCCAGTTAATACTTGCTCTAACATGACCGGGCATGTTTGCTTTGCCTTGCTTTTCTTCCAGTCTTTGATAGTGTCCGACCTTATTCGCACGTTTGGGCGAACCTTTCTCCCAACCAGGACGTTCACTAAACTCCTTACGAAACTGTGTAATACGTTCAAGTACATCTTCACGAGGTTTGTCTGTAAGCACCATAAGCAATAGTTCGCTTAAAAACTCTTGCATAAACACAGGTGTATCTGATCTGCGCAAGTCTAAGCCCATTGCTTTTACTTTGCCTGGCTTACCGTCTGTGTCACTTCTAAAACCTTCAATATCATATACTAGTGCTGCATAACGTTTCTTTGTAATATATAAGCCTGATTGTGCAACAATCTCTCTTGCTGCTGCAATAACATCTGAGCGGCTCTTAGGGCAATGAAATGCTCGCATCATAAAGTCTGGAAATGTTGCATTTGCTGCTTCACATACTTGATCATATAATTTAATTACATTATCTTTATCCCAAGGAATCTCGCCTGCATCAATTTGTTCTTTAAGTACAGGATATCCACTAAAGTAACAAGAGTCAGTATCACCATAAATCATTGCTTCACCAACATGATCGTATGTACCTGTAATAGTTTTGTTAACTTCAGCTGACATATGTTTAACAATAGTTCTACCTGTTAATGTAGTACTTTGTCCAATACGTTTATCAAAGAATCTACAACCAGGATTAAGAATAGCACCATACAAACTGTTCAAGTTAATCTTCTTAACTAGCTGACGTTTATCCCAGTATTCAATCTCTGCTGCATTACCTGCGTCTTTTGCTTTTTTAAGCATTTTCTGCAAGTCTTTACGTTCACTGTACCAACGTTTTAGTAGCCCCGGAATAACACCTTCAAACTCTGTTGTAAATATAGTTCCATTTGAACTAAGCATCCAAGGTTGATTACTATCAAATATTACTTTATATATTTCGGCACCACTTAGTACATCACTGCCACCGTTTTCCCAGTCGACAGTTAATGCAATGTCTTTGCGCTGGTCCATAACAGCTTCGTATTCTTCTGTCGAGAAACGTCCTTCCCAGCTACCTGCAAAGGATTTCTTCTTTAGATTCATATCTTCGTGTACACGAGCATCACTAATTTCTGGACGTATTTGTCCTATGACAGTTTCAGGCGCCATATTCATTGCACGAATAACACTAGGATACAGACTGTTTAAATCCATTGAACCGATCCACTTGTGCAATCCTTTTTTTGGAAATGCAACATAAGCACCAGCAGCCTGTGTGTTTTCATCATCACGATGTTTACGGTTAGGTACTTGTAGTCCTCTATGATGTGCTTCGTTTACAATTGCTTGTTCTGTAACAGCTACAGCACCCATAGTGGTCTGTAGCAAAACTGTATTTGCGTGTGCAAGTTCGTTACTTAGATCAATAAATCTTAGTTTTTTGTCCAGCTTGTCCAGTAGTGCGGTATCTTGTATGTTGTATTCGATGAACTTTCTAAAGTCATTGTTGTACAATGCGTCCAAAGTGCCTTCATAAGGAACCTTGTTTTCGCCAACTTCGATTTCGCCAATGGCATCAAGTCTATAGCTATGTCTTTCTTCATATGTATATTTACGATATAAATTCAAACTATCTAAATGCACTCTGCCTATTAGGTCAAAGGTAACAGCTGATTTACCATACTTTTCGTATTCACGTTTCTTAGGAAGTTGCCCCCACAAGCAAAAACGTCTTGTGTCATCTTTGCTTAATACACGACTAGTTCTGTTTACAGTATACGGAATATCATAACCTTCACTGTTCCACCCTGATAGTACATCAGCATCCTCAATCAGTGTTAAGAACATGTCAATCATATCACCTTCTTTTTCAAACAACATTACGTTGTCAATACCTTCAAGTGTTTTCCTAGCTTCGTCCATTGTAAGTGTCTTAGGCGGAACTGCTAGGCAAATCATTGTTTCTAGCCACTGTAAATAAACAGAGATAGATGTAATAGGCATAAAAGGATCTGCAGGATCAGCAAATCCACGCTCTGGATCAAAGTCAGTCTCAATATCGAAAAAAGCAATGTTTAGTTTCGGAGCATCTTGATTGAGATAGTTTTCACTTAATGATTGAAAGATAGGATTAATATCGCTTTCAAACAATTCTTTGCCTTTGTTAATAGCAACTTCTTTGCGAAAGTCTTTTGTGTTTTTGCAAACAATGCGTGTAAGGGGATCACCGTACACACTTTTATACTTGCCTCTAGGGTCTTTAAAATAAAATGTATATTTTGCTTGGTATTCGCGGTAAGTTCTTTTACCGTCTTTGCGTTCAACTACACGAATCATATCTTGATCGCGATCAAAGTGTGCGTCTACGTAACTCATCTATTCTCCTGTTGTTGCTTGTGGCCAACTAACCTTATACCTGTTCGTAAGTGAACGACTCTTAGCATATTATACTACAGATTAACAACAGTGTCAACTATTTTTTGATCCTTTATATATTCATCTTCAAAGTATTGATCGACATTTTGTGCTTTATCGTCAATCCATATATCATAATGAGGCTTACCTAAACTTAATGAAGTGTATTTTACATTCCATTCTTTTAATTGCTGGATAGTGAGTTCGGTATAATCCACACCAGACTCACTACCTCTTGCAGTATAGTAATGAATTTCATTACCCTTATCAAATAGATCATTAAAATGCAAAATACGGTCAGTAAAAGGGTTACTTAAATTGTAAGGTCTTCCTATTTCTTGATCACATATTGTACCGTCAATATCTACATAATATATCATGTATCAACACCAACTGTAGCAACAATGGTTTCTAAGTCTTCAAACTCGTCTTGATGCTTATCCCAGTCACGTTTCATTGCAACTTTAATTGCTTTATTAATTAAAGAAGGTTTTACGTTTAGTTCTTCTGCTACTGCCTTAACAGTATCTTTAAGTCCTGCGTTTAGATCTTCGATTTCTTGTAAAACAGTTACGCCTTCTTTGACTAGACGTTCTAATTTTGCCTTTTCTTCTTGTCCGTATGTACGGTCACTCATTTACAGTCTCCTTAGTTTCTTATATTATATACTATATTTAGGTTGTTGTCAAGAAAAATCACGGCAAAGGCCGTGATTATCATTAAATTTATTTTTTATTATTTTTTCTTTTGTAACCTGTCGCCGGCTTTTTTTGCTCGAGCCGCCTTGTCCATATTGTCGTGATAGTAATCTGACTTCATTTGCCCAATCTCATCAGGCGTTTTTCCGCTTGTGTCTATTCCCGACTTATCGAAATTTGCAAGGTCTGCTTTTTTATATTGTTTCTTGAGCTTTTGCTTCATCATCGTTTTACCGACACCCTTAAAAGGACCTTCTGATAACTCTTTATTACGTGCTTCGCTTAGTCTAGAATGTAGTTTATCTTTATAAGGATGAGACTCACCTACTTTTAACACTGGCATTTCTTCCGATGCTTCTTCGTAATCCATATGGTGATACACACTTCCTATATCATTAGCTGCTTTAGTAATTTTACTTTGAACCCATCCTTCGAGTCCTTCTGCTTCACTTACGCCTTTTAACATGTCGTGTAGTTTGATAGCATACTTTGCTAGTTTGTAGAGTTCTGCACGAGCCATTTGCACTTCATGATCTTGTTCGGCACGGTGCGCCATATCACCTAATTGACCTTCTTTAACCGTTTCGTTTTGCTTTTTAAGAACTGCTGCAACTTGTGGATGACTTGCTAACCCCTTAGCAATTTTTTCAATTTTATTATGTGCACCGGTGTAATCACCGCCTTTATGACGAGGATCAGATGCAATGCCAATAGCCATTTTTACATGCTTTGGATCATGATTGATTTTTTCGCTTAATTCGTTTTGTTTCATTGTGCTTTCCCGTTTAATAGGTTCATATGCTTTACCAGTCTTTAATGCATTAATATATATTTTAAATGCTTCATTATTATTTATCTGTCCGCCTTGCCAACCACCAGGCGTTTTCTTTACCCAGCTTCGTCCAGCCCACTGCCATACATTGCCTTTTGGATCTTTAAAGCCTGTGCCTTTTGGTAATTCTTTTAGACTGTTTGGAATTTCCATTCCGGGTGTAACTTTTACAGGTGTAACAGGTATACCTTTCCATTCAGCTTTTTTAACAACTTTATCGTCACTGTAGCTATCAGGGTCAAGAGCTTTTTTAATTCCGCGATTAAGCATATCAGGGCTTGCTTTTCCTGCTTGGAAACCTTTAGCAAATCCACGACCTAAACTTTTAAAAGGACCTTCTGTTATATCATTTGTGTTCATAATGTATTTATTTCTTTTTAGGCTTGCCGTGTTTATTATGTTGTGCCCAAGCAATAGCATAAGGTGCGCCAGGATCGTCAAATTTCTTTTTCAATTTTTTTACTTGCTTTTCTCTACCAGGAGGTGCATCTTCTTGTGCTTTACGCTTCTTTTTAGTTTTCATACGCTTTTGCATACCGATGCCGCCACCTGCGAAACCGTTATTTGTAGCTGCTATTGCACCTGCTGTATTTTCACATAGTTCTTTTATTTTCATTTCTTTCTACCTGATTTCATATTGGCGCACCAGTGGTACATCTTAGCCTTTTCGCCACTTGCGTTCTTTGCTCTCTTTCGTAGTGCTGTAACTGATCCATTGCAACTAGCACCTGACTTTTTTACACGCCCTGGTCTGCTTTTGCCTTTTACTTTACCGTCAGCAAAGTTTTCTTCTATGCTTTCAGAAAATAATGGTCCTTTTACTAGTTGATTATCTTGACTAATTAATTCTTTGTTTATTGCTGCTATAAATTCAGGTTCTAAATGTCTAGCACGATTGTATTTTCCATCAAAAAACAAGTGTGTCTCGACTGGTGCATCACCTTCTGTTTTTAATATAGCAAGCATACGGTTGCGTCCTTCATGACCTCTTACTTGTAATTTGCTATCGTCATCTTCGTCCCATGGCACATTAATTACTAAGAATGGCGCACCAATAGCACCGCCTTTTTTAATATAATCGATCATCTCTGGATCTGGATCTCTGCCTAATTTTGAAGCAAGTTTAATAAACGTACTAGGTTTCATCATAACCTTTTTACCAAAATAATCAACTTCCATATTATTAGGTACTGCGCCACGTCCGTTCTTATTATCGATAGTAACTTCAGTTGTCATTTTTTGTTTGATTGCTTTTGCAGTTCTTTGAAATTTATAGTCTTTATATTTAAATCCTATACCGCCAGCTTCTTCCCAAGCTCTAATGTTTACACCATAGTCGTCTATTAATATATTTGGCGTACCATCTTTTTGTTTTGCAAATTGTGGTTTATTGTGTGTAACAATTACTTCTTTAGGAGGAAAAAATGATAAGTTCTTTTTAACCCATTCACGTTTGTGTGGTTCGCTACGTGGATCATCAGCTAGTGGACTTGTACATATACTGTAACTACCTTTGACTTTTTTAATTAGTTGCAGTAGATTTTTTGCTTGTGGAAGCACAGGTAACTTTAACCAAAAGTCTTCAATACTTTTTATGTCACCAATTGCTTTCATAGGATCTTTAATATCTTTCCAATTACTTACACCTTGCGACTTAGTCCATTCACCAAAGAAGTCAGCAAGTACGCCGTCCATGTCAACATATATTTCTGTATTAGGAGCAATTTCACCTAATGCTTCAAGAAAATGTACAGATTGTATTTCACGCATAATATTACTTGAACGCTCATTGTATGCTTTGTCTGTTGCTGCTTTTGCTTTGTCACCGTGTGGATGTTTAGGATTAATACCTACAGGTTCGCCATTCATTAGTTGTGAAATATCTACACTCTTACCTAATTGATCTAATAGCGTGTGTAACTTGTCATTAGGATCGTAACTGCCTGTTTCATAACCTGGCTTGCCACGTACTTCTGTACGCTTGCCTGTAGCAGTATTTTTGATATGTAATACTAATAGTTCTTTGTCACGCTCTAATTGTAGTTTGTAACCTTCTGCAAGTCCTAAATTAAATAGTACGTTTGTGCTTTTGCCTTTTACTTTTGTAGATAAAGAAGGCGGAGTACCATCCTTAGTTACACTGTTACCAAACTTTTTTGCTTGAATTGGTATTTCGTTTGTTCCGACATCGACAGTAGTGTTAACGCCTTTAACTATTCTACCGTCTTCGTTTAGGTCGCTTATTTTCATTTTTTGCGTCCTCTAAAATTAGCGCCAGTCATACCTGGTAAACTAAACCATAGTTTAAACCATTCTTTGTCGCCAGGTTTAATATTTTTTTCTTTTTCTATTTTACGTTTCTCAGTTCCTGTTATAGATATATTTTCAATATTATAAGGTTGAAAACCTTTAAATTCGTTAATACCTGCTAAACGTATTATATCATCAAGATCCGCCATTGTCAAGTTCCTTACCAGATTTCCATGCATCCTTCTTGCCTTTTGCTGCGGCTTTACGTCTTGCTGCTATTTTATCTCTAATACTAGGTTCTGTTGGCTCGGGTACTTTTTTATAAGGTTCACGTTTTTTTCCTGATCCTCTAGCAAATCCAAATATCTCGTCAATCTGTTCAAACTCTTTGCCAACGGACTGTGAGAATGATTTTGACTTATCAACCTTAACATTAGTATCACCAAACTTGCTTACTACTTCAGGCGAACGCATCCAGTTACGGAATGTTTTATACTCTGCAGGCTCCATAACAAATTGCTTTGATGCAGGTCTATATGCTTGCATAATCTTCGGTGCTGACTTTTGCAAAAATTTCATTAGTCTGTTGTTGTCGATTGTAAAATATTTTGTTGTTTCGATATTATCGTCAGTGTAGTTTTTCTTGTTAGCCCACTTTGCTTTTACACGTTTTTTACCTGGACCTT